TCGCAGTCGAAGTCGGTTCCGAGGCCACCGCCTGCAGTGCTGCGGCTAGGGATGGTGGGAGCGATTTGCCCCGCTTCTCGGCTCGGCGGAGTATCCCGGCGCACGCCTTCGAACTCAAAAAGAACCGCTGCGGGATCGAACCCGTCTCGAGCACTTGCGACAACGAACACACGGCGGCGTCGTTGGGCCAGTCCGAAATATTGGGCATCGAGGATGCGCCACGCGACTGTTCTTTGGGGTCCATCAACCACACCCGCGTTCGTCCATTTTCCCCGTGGCGGAACGTAGGGGTCAATGTCTCCCGCCAGTCCCGCGAGAAAACAGCCGAAGGCGTTATCCTTGACGGAGAGGACGCCGGGGACGTTTTCCCAGACGATGATTGATGGCTGCTTTCCGGCAGCAGATCGAAGATCGTCAATTGCATCGGCCAGCCTTACATATTCGAGGGAGAGGTTGCCTCTCTGGTCGGAGAGCGAATTGCGAAGCCCGGCGACCGAAAATGCCTGGCAGGGAGTGCCGCCGACGAGGACATCGGCATCGACGATCCAGACCTCGTGCTTGAGCACGGTGAAGTCGCCATGCAGCGGCACGTCGGGGTAATGATGGGCGAGAACGGCGCGCGGGAATGGCTCGATTTCGGAGAAGCCCAACGGCTCCCATGCCAGCGGGTGCCACGCCACGCTGGCGGCCTCGATGCCGCTACAGATGCTGAGAAATCTCATAACACCCACCACGGCGCGCGGACCCCGGCGGCGGACGGGGCTGGACGGAAAGGGAGCGGATCATCGGCCACAGCGACGTGAATGGCCTCCCCGCTCCCTAGCGCGGCGGCAACCGGGGGTGGTCTCCGCGCAATGCGCTTCATAACACGGACATTCGGAACGATGCCAAGTTTCCGGATGGCCTCAAGCTGGGCCGGGAGGGTGCGGGCGGTGCCGATGACGATGATGCGGCAGGTCACGACACCACCTCCATGAACTTCGCCGTCTGCGCGGCCCGAGCGGCGGCCCAAGCGGCGGCCCAAGCGGCGTCCCCAGCGGCGTCCCCAGCGGCCCGAGCGTCCCCAGCGGCGTCCCCAGCGGCGGCCCGAGCGGCGGCCCCAGCGGCCCGAGCGGCGGCCCCAGCGGCCCGAGCGGCGGCCCAAGCGGCGGCCCAAGCGGCGACCCAAGCGGCGTCCCCAGCGGCCCGAGCGGCCCGAGCGGCGGCCCAAGCGGCGGCCAAGTCATCGTCCGTAGCCTCGCCATTGGCGTAGCGTTCCGCCACGTCCAGTGCGGCGAGGCTGCGGGGGTCGGTCATCAGGTGCTGAACTTGACGAGCGCACCAAACGGCGTAGAGCCGCCACTCGCGGGCGTACTGCGGTTCCGCGCGGCAGCACCAGAGGGCGTCATCGAGGCCGTTAATCTCGACGATCCGCGCGAACGGCAGCGGCTCGTCATCGGCGGTTGTCTTACCGAGGCCCGTGAGCAGCTTCTCCCAGCCTTCACGGCAGGGGCTGTGGGCGCGGATGCGGTTCAGCGTGGTGGTGATCATGCGGCCACATTCCCGGCGATCTCCGCCTTCCAGCTGTAGAGGATGGAAATGACGTCGCTGGCATCGAACGCGGTGATGGTGCCGCGTTGCAGCATGGCGCGGATGTGGGCGAGGCTGTCGTCGATGAAGTCGCGCTGATCGACGGCATCATCGAGGAACCTCAGATGCCTGGCGGCCTGATCGAGGAACCGGGCAGGGCCCTCCGAGGCGGGCGGGGTGAAGGTGAAGTGATCGGCGCTCATACCGGCACCTCGATGCTCGCGGCGAACTGGCAGGTTGCCCAGAACCAGAACAGCACCCATCCCAGCGCGAGGGCGAAGGTGCCGAGCGGGCCGAACGGTTCGAATCTGGGATGGCGGGGCGGGGGAGATCGGCGGGCGGTCATGTGATCCTCCGTGGGTGACGGAGGGAATATCAGTCGGGCTGAAAATTAAGTCAAGCTGAAATTAAGCAGGGCTGAAAAATGCATTGAACGTGTGATCGAGGCACTGCTACAAGTCCGTCATGCCGCGCCGTGGCGGGGAGGGGGTGCTAATGATGAAAAACGGCCCCCTTGTGAAAAGGAGATAAAATGGATGCGACACTTCTAAATCTGCCATGGCAGGTGCAATTGTCCCTCGCCAGCGGATATGCAGCCTATCTGGTTGCGAATACCGGAATCCGCGAAACTTCCTCCATTCCCGAAAGAAATAGCGGGGTTTGGGGGCTTTAAAATTGGGCCTAACCTTACTCACGGGTTAATTTTCCACCAAATGGGGCGGGTAGACCATTGGCTGACACTTAACTCGATTGGATTTTTCAGCTTGACTTAAGTTCAGTGGTGCTGAATATTCCCCGCCATGAGCAGTCTCCATAATTATCTCTCCGCTCAAAGAGGTCGGCTTTCAAAGCTAGCCTCAATGCTCGACATTACCCCCGGTGCCATTTCGCAATGGCATCGAGTTCCCGCCGAGCGCGTCATCGAAGTTGAGCGCCTGACCGGCATCCCCCGCAGCGAACTTCGTCCGGATATCTTCGGTCCTCCATCGGAGGCCGCCACCTCCACCGCACCGGAGGCCGCGTGATGGCCCGCGATGCCGTCAATGTCGCCATCTCGCTGGATGCGTCGGCGGCGGTCGATGCGATCTCAGCGTTTATTGCGGCGATTGATCGCCCGAATGGTGTCTCTGAATCGCTCCTTGCCCTTGCCCAGCGCGCCGAGAAGCTCATCGACGAAGGCGGGGCCATCGACTTCGACTCGCTCCCCGCAGCCGGAGCAAGTGAACTGATCGTGAGAGCGAAGCCATCCCAGGCTTTTCTCGGCCTTCTGGCCGCAGCCCGGGCAGGGAATTGAAATGGTGGCGTCGTCGAACATGGCTGTGAACCTTTCGATGATGACATCAGCGGGGCGGCGATTCGAGCGCCGCTCCGCGCCATCTTCCGCCGATTCCCGGCCATATCCAATCTCCCATCCCGGCCCGGTGGCCGGTGACTGCGACCACGGCAGCGAATCCGTGGGGGATGCGGCGACGCATCGTGGCCCCTCATTCGGGCGTTTCCTCCCTGAAACTTGCCCGGGCTTCGGCCCGGGCCTCTTTCCGGCGTCTCGGTCACGGGCCCGATCCTACCGCCTTCCGCAGCGCCGTCATGGGAACGATATGGCGGGGGTGTCCCGATGATCCGGCACCTGCCGCAGTCCGATTATCTCGGCATCAAGGCCGCCTTCCGCGAGCTTGTGGCGGCCTGCGGCGGCGTCCATCGCGCCGCGTCGATCACCCGTGGCTGCCAGTCCCGGATTTCCGAGGCCATGTCGCCGCAGCACCTTGACCGCTTCCCGGCCATTGATCAGATCGCCGACCTCGAATCCGAGTGCGGGGTGCCGGTCGTCACGCGCGCCCTGGCCGCAATGTCCGGCTCCGATCTGGCTCCGGTCGAGGCCACACCCGGCAGCCGGCACCGGCTGCATGCGGACCTCGCCGCCGTCATCCGCGAGGTTTCGGAAGTCTCCGCCGCCACCGTGTCCGCCCTCGCCGACGGGAGCATGGACGAGGTCGAGCGCGCCGCGGTGCTCCGCGAGATCAGGCAGGCCGTCACCGCGCTCCACGCGCTGGAGGCGGACCTCAAGCCATCCCTCAGGGAGGTGGCCAGATGACCGACCTCGAACTTCCCGACTTTCTCAACCGCAGCAAATGGAGAGCCCAGGTGGCCCGTACAGCGAAGATCGGACACAACAGCAAGTCGAACGGATCGGCCGCAAACGGCCAGTTGAGGCAATTTATCGACCGCATCGAGCGGCTGGATGACGAGAAGCGGCAATTGTCCGCCGACATCGCGTCCGTCTACGCCGAGGCCAAGGCCAACGGCTTCGATGTCAAGATCATGCGGAAGATCGTCGCCATGCGTCGCCTCAGTGACTCTGAACGCGAAGAGCAGCAAGCCATGGTGGATACCTACATGAGCGCGCTCGGCATGCTTCGCGACACCCCGCTCGGACAGGCCGCCATGGAGCGCGACGGGGTAACCGCATGAAGACCCGGCTGCAGCTCGCGCATCTGCCGCCGAGCGTCAATCACATCTACCGGCACACCCGGCGCGGCACCTTCCGCACCGAATCCTACCGCGCCTGGGCCAACGCCGAGGGATGGACGCTCAGCCGGCAGATCGCGAACCAGCCGAAGTGGGCGACGCCCGTCTACATCACCGCCGCGCTGCGCCGCCCCCGCGCCAATGCGGACCTCGACAACCGGCTGAAAGGAATCGGCGACCTGCTCCAGGAACTGGGCGTCATCGCCAATGACAAGCTGATCAGCGGATGGAACGTCTACTGGTCGAGCGACTTGCCGAAGGACGTGGCGGCGGAAATCAGCATCACAGCGGCTGATGTGCGGGAGGCGGCATGAACCTCCCCGATCTCTGCAGAAGACTGGAGGCCTATGAGACGCCGCGCTGGGCGATCGAGGCGATCCTCGACGTCGAGTTGACCACCGGGCTCATCCTGGACCCCTGCGCCGGCATCGGTGCGATCGGGGAGGTTTGCCGTGACCGTGACTTCGATCTCGAGGAAATGGACATCGAGGACTGGTCGAAGAATCTGCCCGGCCTTGCCCACCTGTCGAAGCGGTTCTGGCAGCGCGACTTCTTCGAGGAGCTGTCGGACCTCAGCGACCACACTGTTATCATGAACCCGCCGTTCACGCTCGCCGAGGCCTTCGTGGACCACGCCAGGCGGCTCAACGCCCGCAAAGTCATCTGTTTCCAGCGTCAGGCATGGCGCGAAAGCGGAAAGCGCCGTGGGTGGTGGGATGCAAACCCGCCCGCCCGTGTCTGGGTTTGCGGCGCCCGCGCGACGTGTTGGCGCTTCGATCTTCTGCAATGCCAGGATCCCGGCGGCCACGAAGCCTGCGCCAATGCCAAGCGTCGTGGGAAGAAGCTTGAGACACAGGGCTGCGCACATTGCCTGGGCGGCGCACCGACGTCTCACGCCTGGTATGTCTGGGAGAGAAACCATAAGGGCGCCGAGGTCACCTCCGCCATCTATCCGTCGGGGGACGAATGAAACTCCGCGACTGCAGCACCTGCACCTGGCGGCTCGACCAGAACATCTATGGCCGCATCGATGAGCGGTGCATGAGGCCGCAGACCAGCAAGATCGGCACCAAGCGCCACAACGTCAGTTGCGTGGCCGAGACGGACAGTTACCCCGAGCCGCACCGGATCGACGGGGACAAGTGCGGCGTCAAGAGAGTTCATTGGAGTGAGCGGGCATGAAGGCAACAAAGGCAACGCCGGAACTAAAGGCCAAGGCCGACCGGCTGCGGCGCGAGGGGTGTAGCTACCGCGAGATCGGCAAGAGGATCGGGGTCGCCCCGACGACCGTCCAGTACTGGCTCGACAAGGACTTCGCCGCCATGCGCCGGGGCGACGGGAGGCGGCCATGACGGACCTCAGGACGATGGCGGTTCGGCTCCCGGTCTCGGCCATCGAGAAGCTCGACGCGATGCGCAAGACCGAATGCCGGACCCGCTCCGACATGGTGCGCGAACTGATCTGCCGGGAGATCGGCGTGGAGGTGGCTGCCAAACTGGCGCCGCCGCCGCACCGCGCGGTGACCGTCCCGCCGCACCGCAACAATGCCCCGAAGCCTCCGGAACCGGACAGCAGGACGCCACGGACGGCCATCGAACTGTTCCGGACGGGCCTCGGCATCACCGCGATCGCCGCCATGTTGCGCCGGCCGTACCTGGACATCTGCGTCGAGATCGGGCTCGGGGTGGACGCCGAGGCGAGAAGGAAGACCGCATGAACTTCTACCCGTTCAGCATCGGTGATTATGCCAGAGCAACGCGGCATCTGACGTGGGACGAGGATATCGCCTATCGCCGGATGATCGACCTCTACTATGAGCGCGAGGCTCCGCTCCCGGCCGACAAGGGGCAACTGTTCCGGCTGCTGGTTGCGCAGGCCCCGAAGCAGAAGAAGGCTGTCGAAACCGTGCTGTCGGAGTTCTTCACGCTATGCGACGACGGCTATCACAACATCCGGTGCGACGACGAAATTTCACGCTATCGCACCAAGAGCGCAAAGGCTTCGCAAAGCGCCGGGGCACGGTGGCGCAATGCGAACGCAGATGCGAACGCATCACCAGACGCAATGCGAACGCATAGCGAAGGCAATGCTAACCAAGAACCAATAACCAAGAACCAAGAAGATATATCCGCATCCTGCGCGCGCGACCCTGATCTTGACCTAGAACGTCAACTTAGGGAGGCGGCCGGCTGGCAGTCGGACCCGTCGCCGAACCTGCTCGTCACCGGTCCGATTGTCGGCTTGATCGCCAGCGGAACCGATCTCGAAACCGACGTGCTGCCGGTGGTCCGGGCCTTGGCCCCGCGATGCCGAGGGCGAAAAAACTGGAATTTTTTCATCCCGGCAATCGTCCAGGCCAGGGACGCCCGCATCGCCGCCATGACCGCCGTATCGCCGCCAGCCCAACCGATGGAACGCCCGAATGACCGACAGCCCAGACAGCCTCATCGCAATTCGCGCCGTGACAACTTCGCCGTCCTCGATGCCATCGTGGCCGAAGCCAAACGCCGGGAAGATTGAAAAATCGGCCGCGGTGACGAAGAAGCTGCTGTCGAGCTTTCCGGATTACGGCAAGGAGCCCGTCGAATACACGGTGACAATCGCCGAGGCGTTGTCGTACCTCTCCGAGTCAGACCTCGCCCTGATTGCCGATCCGGTCCGGGGACTGGCGACGAAACACACCTACCTGCCGACCGTCGGAGACATTCACAAGTTTCTGGCTGCGGAGCGGGAGAGGGTCAATCAGTTCAAGCCGGCGCACACCGCATATCGGAGGTTCGGGAATGCGGCCGGCGATCGGCTATCCGAGGTCGAGGTTGACAGGCGGAAACGGCTGGTGCGCGAGTTGCTGGGATACGATCCGCAAAAATTCAACGCCAGGAACCGGCCCGTGTTCGAGACCATCGGCATCGACGCATTCCATGATGCCGGCAGTTTGAAAACCCCGCCCAGAAGGGCCAGCCCGGAGTTGATTGAATTGCTGACGCAGCAGGGCATGCGGTTAAGTCCGTTGCGGGACGGTGCGGCATGACTGACATGCCCACCATGCTCGCCGACCTCGCCCGGCGCGTCGAGGCCAACGTGCCCCAGCGCCACAATCCGGAGGCGTTCCACGCCGAGAAATCGGAGATCGCCGCCGAGCTTCGCCGTCTTGCCCGGAGCGCGGCATGACGCAACGGCGCAAGCGCATCAGGCCCCCGCAGCAGGGCGGCGCCATCGGACCGACCCCGGAGCGCATGGCGCAGATCGGCCGCGACTTCGATCCCGTCACCGAGGCCGCCGCCGGCGGCATGCTGAAGCGCACCGGCGCCATCCGCGTCTGGAGCCAGCTGGAAAACCTGCACCGCAACGGCCTGATCACCACGCCCCAGTACGACGCGGGCGAGCAATACCACCGCGACTGGTATCTCGGGTTCCAGGCCTCGGCGCAGGTGACGATGCGCTGGTCCGAGCACATCTCCGGCATGGGCGGTTCCGGAACTGCGATGGACGCCGCCGAGCGCCGGGCGTTCCATGCCAGGCGCTTCGCCGGTGCCAACGGGCTGCTTGAGACCATGGGCCTCCGCAAGCCCGTTCACTGGCTGGTCATCAACGACGTCCGTCCGCGTGAAGTCGGCCACCGGCTGCGCGGCTATCGCGGGCGGGACCAGGCCAAGGCCGCAGGCACCACAGCAGTAGCCATCGGACTGCAGTGCCTCGCCCGCTTCTACGGCCTCTCAAAATAGTTCTACCCGCACAGTCGGGGGTTGTGCCAAACCGTGATCATCGAATGATTTGCGGGCCGCACCCGTGACCGACCGTCGCAGCCCCGAGGCTGCCTCCTACCGCAAGCTGTACAAGTCATCCTCCTGGCGCAAGGGACGGCTGGTGTTCCTGCGCCAGCACCCGCTCTGCGAACGGTGCGCCGAGGGCGGCAGGATCGTCCCGGCCAGCGTCGTCAACCACCGCAAGCCACACAAGGGAAACATCGAACTGTTCTTCGACACGCGGAACTGGCAGGCGCTCTGCGCCCCATGCCACGACCGTCACGCCCAGTCCGAGGAGAAGACCGGCAAGGCCATTCCCCGGCGCGGTCCGGATGGCTGGCCGCTGCCGCCGGAGTGATTGGACTCACGATCCAATAGGAACGCCACGGGCGGCGATCAGCCGTTCAGGCTACATGGGTCGCGGGCACCCAGCGCAAGGGCACCGCACGGACTCCGCTGGGGCAGGGGGGGGCGGTCAAATCTCTGGGGCCTCGGTCTTGGGGAC